CGCCGCTGAAGATAAATTCTCACTTGATATGTTAGCACATCAAATGACCTTAGAGGCAGAAGAAGGTTCTCTATTACTTGAAAACGATAGAGCAAGTGGCGACGCTAACTACTTCTTAATGGAAACTTATGCATTGCAAACACAATCACCTTATGCAAATAATATTGATTTAGATAGTGAGGCAGGTTTTGATACAGCAAGTGGGGGTGATGATATACTAGACTTTACAGAACGCAATCCATTTGGTGAGGTAGACTTCTAATGTTCGGAGATTATTTTTACAATCAGACAATGAGAAGAATGACTATTGCATTTGGTCAAATCTTTAATAATATACAAATTAAAAGAAGGGATTCAAATGGTAATGTAGTGCAATCTATTCGTGTGCCTTTGGCATATGCACCTAAAGAAAAGTTTCTAACAAGATTAGAACAACAACCGAATTTATCTGATAGACAATTTGCAGTTACTTTGCCTAAGTTATCTTTTGAGATAACAGGTCTATCATATGATGGTGAAAGAAAACTTACAAGAGTACAAAAATATAAAACTGTTAAATCTAGTGTAGATGGTAAAGTGATGAATTTTAATTATACACCTGTTCCGTATAATTTAAATTTTTCTTTATATTCATTTACAGCAAGTGCTGAAGCTGGTCTTCAAATAGTAGAACAAATAATACCGTTCTTTCAACCAGACTATACAGTAACAGTAAATGCAGTACCAGAATTAAACATTAAAAGAGATGTGCCTATTGTTTTAAATAGTATTACTTATGCAGATACTTACGATGGTAGTTATACAACTAGAAGAGCAGTTATCTATACATTGAATTTTACTGCTAAGACTTATCTATTTGGTCCTGATAATACAAGTAAAACTATTAAAGAAGTTAAGATTGATTTGTATGATGATACAGATACAACAAATAAGGCAAGAACAGAAAGAGTTACTACAACTCCTAATCCTACAAACGCAGACGCTGATGATGATTTTGGGTTTACAACAAACATAGATTTCTTTGAAGATTCTAAGAAATATAACCCAGAAACAGACACGGATGAATAAATAGTATCATGACAAGAGCAAGAACTTTAGCAAATTTATTAACAAATATTCTTAATTCCGGAAAGCTATATATAGTTAAGGAATAAGAGTCAAATTTTAATTTATTAATAATAGTATATTCAAAATCATAAAATTCTTGTAAATTAGAATTGAATATACCTTTTAAAAATGAAATTATATCATTAGTAAATAAATTAACCTTTACATCATTAATATAATAAAAATAAAAACTTTTTAAATATTCAATATAATTTACCATTAACTTATTAAAATTTAAATCTTGTAAATTATCTAATAATATTTTTTTTTCTTCTATATTAAAATTAGTAACGTCTTTTTCTTCACCGTCTATTTTAATACTTTTTAAATTTTCGATTAAATTTGTAAAATTATCTTTATAGTAAAATTTACTAGGTAAGCTAAACTTTAAATTTTTATATTCAAACGGTGTTTCATTAAAATTAAATTTATCCAATATTTCATTTAAAGAACTACTATAATTTTTACCGTCAAAATTTATGTTTATTTCTTCACCTAATATTAAACCTCTTAAAAAAATTAAAATTTTTATTTTATCAATACAGTTTGTATTATTTACTCTTTCTTCTACTAAATTTAAAAAAACTTTGTTAATTACATTATAGTCAGGGGTAATTAAATTTTTTAATAAGTTTTTATAATCTAAATAGCTCGGTTCTTCAATTAAGAAATCATTAAAATGGTATTTATTCATTAAAATTTAAATGGGTTTAGAGTTTTTAATATTTCAGGTATACTTAGATATAAATTACTACTTACATCATATTTATCATAAACCCAAGTTGTATTAAAACTTTTTAAATCTTCACCACCTGAATATGTAT